AAAATTAATTTTACTATTTCGGATTCCTTTTGATTAGGTTTCAATGTTCGTGCTTTATTTATCCAATGTATATCATATCCATATGGTGCATTAGTTGCAATGTAATTGCCATCTTCAACACTTCTAACTCTTCCGCCCTGCATACGCCTATTTATCATTTTAAGTTCTTTTCTGGACATAAAAGCTTCAAATTCACTATACTCTTCGTCAAAATCATTTGATAAATCGTATGTTTTCATAGGTGTGATTATTTTAGTATTAGATTTCTTAAATGTTTCCAAAATAATCCCTTGATCTTGCATATTGCCACGTCCTAGACGTTGCATATCCATTACAAGCACACCACTGTATTGTTTATTTTCAATTTCTTTTAATAATTCCAACATCTTAGGTCTAAAGAATAAACTTTCTCCACTTACTATTTCCTCTTTTATTTCTACTATATTAAGATTTTTTTCTTTAGCAAATTTTAAAAGTGCTTTTCTATGTTTAGATAGTGTTTCTCCTTCGCCTAAAGTTTTTTCTAATTCTTCATCAGCACGTGATTTTCTAAGATACATACATATCCTCATAGTCACACCTCCTATTGAAGCTTTCTTTCAACTTCTACTAGTACTGCTTCTGTTATTATATCCCATGCTTCTTTATCTATATTAGTATCTTTTATTAATCCTTCTTCTATCATTTTATCTAATACAAGATCAAGCGTGTTAGGTGCTTCATATTCTTCAACACCATCTAGCCAGTAGTCCATGCCTTTACCGCTATGGTCTACTAACTTCATAAGCACAGTTTTGGAAGGAAGCCTTTTCCCAGCTTCTAGATTACCTATATTTCCTTTACTTATTCCAAGTTCTTCAGCAAGTTGAATTTGACCAACTTTTTTATTTCTTTTTTCACTTAGTTCTTTTCTATATTCTTTTAATTTTTCAGCAAATATTTTACTCATATTTAACACCTCATTGACTATAGTACATTAAATTTTCTCACATTTCAAGAGAATTTATGTGACAAACTTTTCTTTCAAAATGTGAGAAAAGAAGGAAATAGCATTATTTTTAAGCATTATAGAGTTAAATTAAAAAAACAGGAAAAATAAGCCTTTTACTTTTCTTTCAAAACGTGAGAATATGAATGCAGGAGGTGACACAATAGTGAACTTAAGACAGTTTCGCAATAGTAAAGGGCTACAAAGGAAATTTGTGGTTTCGCGTATTAATATAAGCGGAAAGCATTTAAATGACATTGAAGCCGGGCGAGTTAATTTAACAGATAAAATGGCTTCAAAGTTAGCAATCTTTTATAAACTTGATATTAAAAAAATAAAAGAAATGTATGAGGAGGGTAAAAATGAATAATTTAGATGTTATAAATAGACAACTTGAGCTTATAGATAAAATTGATAATTTACAGAAGAAACGTAAAGAAGAAAAAAAGAATAGTACAAGCTTAAGATAAATATAATTATTAAGAGGATTATTAAGAGGTGATAAGCATGCCAGAAGTGATAATAATTGAACCAGATATCACCGACGAAGAGAATCAAGAAAATTGGGAAAAGGTACAACAGGTCATAAATTTGATATACCAAGAGATAAATAAGGCTGAATAGCCTTATAAAAATATAACTTTTTGCAAGAAACTAAACACTTCTCATTATATTCTATGTGTGTAATTTATAAGATAGAACTTATTAAAAGGAGGTAAAAGCATGGGAAAAGTAGTTTTAAACATAAAAAACGGACAAACTGTGGTAACAGAAATACAACCAGTAGAAGTTGAAGGTCAAAGAGTTTTAACAACAGATCAATTGTCAGAAGTTTATGAAGTTGATCCTATAAGAATACAACAAGGATTTGTTAGGAACAAAGATAAGTTTCAAAAAGAAAAACATTATTTTAGATTAACAGGTGAAGAGTTAAAAGAATTTAAAGCCAACTATCTTAAAGATAGTAACCTTAAATATGCTAGCGAGTTAATGTTGTGGACAGAACGAGGAGCAAACCGACATTGCAAAATCCTTGATACGGACAAAGCATGGGAGCAGTTCGACAACTTAGAGGAAACATACTTTAGGGCTAAAGAAAAGAATTTACCACCTATGAGTATAGAGGATATTTTAATACAAAACTTACAACAAATGAAAGACGTAAAGCAACAACTTAATCAGGTAAATTACACTGCTTTAGAAGCTAAACATACATCAGAAGAAAATAAAGAAAAACTTGAGGAATTCCCTTTATTTACTATAGATAGTAAGGAATTAAGTAGAGTGGCTAACAGGGTAGTGGTAAAGTTTTTAGGTGGTAAGGGAACTCCAGCATATAAGGAATTAAAAAGAAAAGTATACTCCGATTTATATAGACAAGTTTGGAGAGAGTTTGATGTAACAAGTTGTGCGGCAATAAAAAGAAAAGATTTAGAAGAAGCTAAGAAAATTATAAGTGAATATAAGTTACCAAGAGCATTAGCAAATGAAATTCAAATATTAAATAATCAAGTAAGCTTTTAGGAGGATTACAAATGAATAAAAAAATAAAAACAACAGATTTAAATTTAAATGTTTCTACAGGAACTATACTTTATGTAGATATAGATATTTTTAGGTTCTCATACGATCAAGAAATATTTAACTTAACTATTAAAATACTTGATGGAGAGAATTATGAATTTTTCGAAGAAGTTGATTTGCCAGAAGATGAGGCCATTGTAGATCATAATGATCTGAAAATATTTGCCCTAAATTGGATATTTAAAAATGTTGAGGTAGTAAAGGAGATTTAAAATGCTAAGAAAGTTATTAAAAGAAAGGGGAATTAATTTAACAAAAGAAGAATTTGCAATAGTTGCTGAAATTACAACAGATGATATTAAGTTTAATAGAGTTAGCTTTAGAAAGTGTACAAGCTTAAATTATGTACTATATATTGCAATAAGAAGTGCAAGTATTTTTAAAAGATGTGCATAGAAAGAAGGTGTAAAAGATGAATGAAAATTGGTGCATATTAGCGATAGCTGCTCTTTATGAAAGACCTTGCACAATAGAACAAGCATTTGAAGTGTTTGATAAAGGTAAACTTACTAAAAATAAGAAAAAATCCCAAGAGGATATAGAAGATATGGTTAAGTTTAGAAATATGGGAATGACCTTTGAAGAAATAACAGATATATATTGTGCAGACAAAAAAACTGTATGTAGATTAATAAACTCTTTTAAAAAGAAAAAAATAGCTCCCTGCCAGGAGCACAATAATTAAATAAAAATTCGTTAAGTACAGTTTATAAGAAAATTTAATGTTTGTAAAGATAGGTGTGATTATTATAGCTAAGAAGTATTATTGGTTAAAGCTTAAAGAAGATTTCTTTAGGCAAAAAGAAATTAAAAAATTAAGGAAAATAGCAGGTGGTGATACATATACAATAATTTATTTAAAAATGATGCTTTTAAGTTTAAAAGATGAAGGGAAATTATTCTTTGAAGGGTTGGAAGATTCTTTTATAGATGAAATAGCTTTAGAAATAGATGAGGATTTAGAAAATGTAAAAGTTACAATAATGTTTTTAATTAAATGCAGATTAATAGAAGAACTTACAGAGAATGAGTTTTTAATGACGAAGGCATATGAAAGTATAGGTAGTGAAACACAGTCGGCTGAAAGGGTTAGAAGGTTTAGACAAAGAAAAAAAGCGTTACTTAGTAACGGTGAGGTAACAAAGAGTAACACAGAGATAGATATAGAGAAAGAAAGAGAGATAGATATAGAGAAAGATAAGATAAAGATAGACTGGAATAAAATATTAGAAGCATGGAATGCATTACCAGAACCAATAAAATCAGTACGTTCCATTACAGATAAAAGAAAAAAGAAAATAAAAATTAGAATGAAAAATTTGAAGTTGACACAAGAAGATATATTAAAAGCAATAGACAAAATAAGTAAAAGCAACTTCTGTAAGGGAATTAATAAGAAAGGCTGGACAATAGAATTTGATTGGTTATTCAAAGATGATAATAATATTACAAAGGTTTTAGAAGATAAATATATAAACAAGGATGGTAAATATGGAGATAGAGAAAATAATTCAAAGGATAAAAGCCAATATGACTTCAATAGACCATATACAGGACCAAGTTACAGCGACCAAGAAATTGACTTCTAATATATGCCACATATGTAATGGTACAGGATGGGAATTTGATAATGAAACAGAAACATATAGAAGGTGTGAATGTTATGAAAAAGAGAAGTTGCAAAGACTTTGGAAGAAGTATGGAATAGACCCAAAGGATATAAAAAAATTAAATGAGTACAAGCCTATTGATGATACACAAATATCTGCAAGAGATAAGGCGGTAAAATATATAAAAAACTTTGAAAAAATAAAAAATACTAAAGAAAATGGGTTCGGATTATTTGGACAACCAGGGGCAGGAAAAACACATATCTTATTATCCATAGGTGCTGCACTAATAACAAAAGGTATAGAAGTTATATATATGCCTTACGTTGAAGTAATGAGGGAGTTAAAAGCTACAGCAATGGATAATGAATATTACATGAAGTTATCATCTAGCTATATAAAAGCAAAAGTTTTAATAGTTGATGATCTGTTTAAAGACAAATTAAAAAATGGTGAATTAGTCGGAGAATTAAGGGAAGCTGACATTAAACATCTTTATCCTATATTAAATTATAGGTATTTAAATAACTTACCAACCTTAGTTAGTACAGAATGTATTCCTGATATTTTGCAAAAATTAGATGATGCTCAATGCGGAAGAATGCTAGAAAGATGCGGAGACAATATAATAGTATTTCAAGGTTATAAGTATAACTACAGAATGAGAAAGTTCACTAAATAGGAGGGGTGAGAGTGTGCAATTAATGATTTTAAAGAATAGTTCTAAATTAGGAATAAACAATGAACTATTAACATTAGAAAATCTTGTAGATAAGTTACAGGAAGAAGTAAAAGAATTAAAAGATGCTACAGAAGATAAAAAACAATATACACCATGTAGCTGAAGAAGCTTGGGATAGTTTGCAGATGTGTGTAGAAGTTCTGGACAAGCTAGAGAGTGAACATAATGTAAATTTGAAGACATCTTTAAATAAACATCATAAGAAGATAAAGAAAAGAGGATGGAAGGCTAAAAAGATGATAATCTTTCAGGTGTTCAATGATTATCACTAAGGGGAGTGAAAAATGAAAGTTGAAATAACTAAAAGATACTGTGATATATGTAAAAAAGAAATACAATGGCATGATGATAGTAGAACGAATGAAATTATAGTTAAAGTTGTATTTGGCAATGAAAAAGGACATTGTAGAGATTCAATATATGAAACTAAAGAAGTATGTGATGAATGTATGGAAGGAATGGGATTCACAGTTTTACCAAATTCATGGGAACTAAACAAAGAAAAAAATAATTTAAATGGAAAATTTAAAAATATTATTAGAAAAATATTTAATAGGGAACTGGGGGGTATTAAAAATAAATAAATATCAGAGGCAAAAAGCTAAGAGAATGAAAAAATTAAATAAGTTAGGTTTAAGTCAGTTTGAGTGTAAAAGAATAATGAGCGTATATGATTTAGAAGAAGTAGATGAAATAATAGATCAAATTAATAAATTAAAAGAAACAGATGCATTTAAAAAATTAGAAAAAGCATGTAGAAGACTAGTAAATTTTGTACGTGAAATGCAAAATAATTAAGTTAGATTAGTACGGAATATGAAGTAAAAATATGAAGTTAAAAAATGAAAGTGAGGAAGTTAATATGAATAATTTAGAAAATAGTATAAAGGATTGTATTACAAAGGAGATTGAAAAAGGAATTATAGAAAAAGTAATTGCAGAACAATTAGAAAAGTGCATTGAAAAATCAATAAGTGATATGTTTGGCTGGAACGGAGAAATAAAGAAAGTAATAGAGAATAAGGTTAAATCAGTAATGATACCTTACTTAGAAGATTATGATTACTCAGAATATATAACAAAGTTAGATAGTGTTTTAATTGATGTTTTAAAAAGTAGTGCTTTAGATAATAAAAAAATCCTAGAAAACTTTAAAGAATTAATGACCAGTGAAGATATTAAAGAAGCAATTAAATTAAGTGATATATTTAAACAATGGACAGAATATTGTAAGGAAACTATTGATAAAGACAATATAGATATGGATTATGAGGGAGGTTATATAACTACAAGATTTGAAGTAGAGGAAGTTAGTAATAGCTGGAGCAGTTATAAAACTTATATGGTTACATTTGAGTGTGAAGAAGATGAAGAGTTAAAGTTTGAATTTAGTATACAGGCATGGAAACCAACAGCAGATAGTAAATATACCAGCAATTATAAAAACAGTTGTGATTTAAGAAGCTTAAGGTATTTAAATGACTTTGAAATACTAATGATGAGAATAAGTGAAGGTTATGAAAATATAATCTTGGATAGCGAAGGAGATAGCGAAGATACATTTATAGAATATGAAGAATAATACACAATTTGAAATAATTACGCACTTTAAAGGGAGGAGAAAAAAATTGAAAGAAAAACTTACAAAAGTTTGGCAACTATGTGAAACTAAACAGTTAGCTGAGATGTTTGAGAAATATATGAAAAGTATCGGAATAAGAAAACATGATGGTAGAAGAAAAAATAATAACAATACCTATATGATAGATGGGAAATGTACTGGATGGAATAGAGTTCAGTGTTATTATCATAAAGATTCATTTAAATATTCAGAAGAAAATCTTTTAATTGTACTAAGGAAAAGAGCAGGAAATTATTTTATTATTGAAAGAAAAGGAATAAGAGCTTTTGAAGTTGATTATAGCGGTATAAGACACTATGAAGAAAATTTATTGAATGAAATTATGAAAGAACATAAGCCTTTATTCGATTCACTAATAAAATTAGTTGGTTAGTCACAATACAAAAATTGGAGGTATAAAGATGATTTGTTGGGATTGTGGAAAAGAAATTGATGATACATCAGCAGTATACGACCAATTTAGTTGTGATATGTGTGATGTAACACTTTGTAGAAAGTGCTATGGTGAGCAAAATGGGTTTTGTGAAGAGTGTTTAAGTGATATAGAAAAATAATAGAAATGCTAATATTGTAGGGATAATTTGAAATAATTATGAAGGAGTGAAATTGATTATAATGAAAATTGAAAATGGTTGTTTATCTATGGATAATCACAACTTAGAACATATACAAGTAGATATAAATGATGGATTTTCGCCTATTGAAGCCTTGATAAATGAATTAGATTTAGCTGGATTAGATGTTGAGGATATTAAAAACATTCAATTAAATGGTGAGCAATTATCCCAGTTAGAATATGTGGAAACATATTCTAAAATAGTAACAGATTTTTGGAATAATAAATAATTCAAATGAAATTATTGTGTACTATTTGAAAGGAGAAAGTATGGATATAAAGGTTGTTGAGAAGATAAAAAAACTCTTAGCTCTAAGTGAAAGCAGTAATGAACATGAAGCTAAAGTTTCATTGCTTAAAGCTCAAGAATTACTTGCCAAGCACAAACTTTCTTTAAAGGAAGTTAAAGAATTTAAGATATATAATAATTCAATTAAAGAGAAAGTAAGTACAGTATCATTTACTAAGGCTAAATGGAAAGCTAAATTAGCCAGGGTAATTGCTGATAATTTTGGGTGCTACTATTATTTTAAAACAAGAAGGTCTCATACAATTGCATTTTTCGGAAGAGAAGAAGACACACTTGTATGCAATATAGTATTAGAGTATGCGGTAGACTGTATCAACAGCTCAGTAAGAAAATTAAGATATCGATATTCAAGAGATGGCTATAGTACCAAAGGGCTTGAAAATGACTATGCATTAGGTTTTATTAAAGGGTTAAACAAAATGTTTGAAGAACAAAAGAGATTTAATCAAGAGTGGGGGTTAGTTCTCATTAAGGATGCAGAAGTAGTTGAAGCACATGAAAATATAAAGTTTAAAGGCTCCGTAGATACAAAAACTCAATTTGAAGGATACTCAGAGGTTTATGATCAAGGATATAAAGACGGAGAAGATTTTAGTATTTCAGATAAAATTGCTGAAGGGGAAACTGAAGAACAATTAGCTTTAGCTTCAGGCAAAATAAACATCTAAAGTCACAATTCAAAGATTTTGTGAAGGAGTGAATGAAGATGATGAAAGCAACACCAAAATTTGATAAAGAATTTGAGAAATGGGTAATTGATATTGAAACAGAGGATGGAGAAGTAATTCCAGTAGGACATACAATAGAAGAGTCTATCGGGTTATTTGAAATATGTAAATGGGACAGTGAAGAACAAGCAGAAGATTGGATTAAAGCAAGACCAGAAAAATTCTATATTTAAAGGAGAATAGCAAATGGTAGATGTAAAAGCTTTAAAAATGTGGAGTATAAGTATATCAATGCTAGGTGGAAAATCACCAAAAATAAAATATTTATGTGGAAAGTGTGGATCATATAATACGACTAGAATATCACTAGATGCAGTAAATGCAGGAAACCCTTATGTAGTATGTGCATATTGTGGGGAAATCAATAATACTAAACTAACATTAGGATAGTTGATAATTTAAAAGGAGTGAAATATATGGAATATATAAAAGAAGTTAATATAAATGAGGCAGTAGTGCATATATTGGACAACAATAGTGAGGAGCCAGTGTTAAATGAATATAAATTAAGATTGGATGATGAATGTTATAAATATATATTAAAACATATAGATAAATGTTTAAAGGATGAATGTTTAAGATATGCAAAATTTAATGAAGAGAAAAATGTAGTAAAAGATATTTCACAAGAATATTTAAATGGCCAAAATGATTTATTAGATGTTTCTAAGGAATTGGCTAGACAACTTTTTATATTAATGAAAGGCAATGATAATATATCTTCTTGCGATTTAATGATAGTTTCTATATCAACAGAATATGGCCCAATGTTAGCCATATTAAAAATGGATTATGTTAAAAATTATATTCATGTAGTGGATATGGTAGAGGATAAAGTAGGTATAGATATAGTTCCAGAGTTTACAGGATTACCTGCTAGTGCTCAAAAGATACAAAAATGTGCATTTATAAAACCTATAAGAGAAAATCAAGAATTTAATTTAATGGTTATAGATAAACAGAAGAAAATTAAAACTAGTGAAGAATATGGCTCTAATTATTTTATAAATAAATATTTAGGTTGCAGCATAATAGAAAATGAAAGGGATACTACAAAGAATTTTGTACAAGCTACGGAAAAGTGGGTTAAAACTAATCTAAATGAAAATGCAGATACATCAGAAAAAATAATAAGAACAGTAGACAAGCTATTAAAAGAAAAAGATACCATAGATATAAATGAAATTTCCAATAATATATTTGGGGAAAATTCAGATGCTAAATTAAACTATGAAGGATTTATTGCAGAGCAGGGTATAAAAGAAAAAATAGATGTAGACAAGGAATGGGTAGATAAAAAATTTAAAAGAATAAGATTAAAGATAGATAGAGACATAGATTTATATATAGATGAAGAATCTTATCATGATGAATCAAGGTTTGAAGTTAAAAGAGTAGGGGATGGATCTATAAATATAATAATTAAAAATGTTTATAATTATATGCAAAAGATAAGTGGAAAATAAAAATTAAATAGGTGTAAGGATTAAAGCGTGTATTCTTGCACCTTAGCTGTATTAGTGTATTATTACAATAATATAAAAAAGGAGATTAATTATGGAGATTATATCAGGATATATTAAGTTCGGAAAGCAAATTAGTATATTTGATAAATATATGAACAATGAAAAAGAAACTAATAAATCTTTAAAGAAAAACCAAGATAAAGAGATGGAAACAAAAAAATAGAGCAGGTTAGAAGAAATACTAAAGAACAAAAAATAAAAAGAGAGCTAGTTAGTTTGGACAACCGGTTAGCTCTCTTAAAAATAAACTACTAGAGATATTGTAACATTATTGTATCTCGGTGGCAATATAGGAGGAAAAATTATGTGTAATACAAATAGCAAGGATGAAGTTGTAATTAAATTAGTTGGGAAATTATCTTTGGAGTTTCCAGAAATAGATCAACTAAAAGTTAGAGAAATAGTTGAGGAAGTTCTTTATAAATATAATATATTGCCACAAGAAAAAGCATTAATGACAAGTGATGTAGAAGAAAAATTACAAATATACTTAGCATCTAAGAAATTGGATGGATTGAGTTTAGAAACATTAAAAAACTATCAATATAATTTAGCTATATTTGCAGATTATTTAAGAAAACCACTAGCAACTATAAATACAATGGATCTAAGAATGTTCTTAGGGGCTAGATGTAAGAATATGAAGCCAAGTAGTATGAACGGACAAATATCAATTTTAAAAAGTTTCTTTGGTTGGCTTGAAGCTGAAGAGTATATACCCAAAAATCCTGCAGCTAAACTAAAGCAAACTAAAGAGCCTAAAAGAGTTAGGAAGCCATTAACAGAGGAAGAGGCTGAATTATTAAGACAAGCTTGCGAAACAGACAGACAAAAGGCATTGACAGAGTTCTTAATATCTACAGGATGCAGACTGGATGAAGTTTTTAAAGTAAATAAAGACAATATTAATTGGCATGAAATGAGCCTATTTGTAGTTGGTAAAGGAGATAAGGAACGAAAAGTTTATTTCAATACAAAAGCCAAAATTTTATTAAAAAAATATTTATTTTCAAGGGAAGATGATGATCCTGCATTATTTGTTACATCCAAAAGACCTTATCATAGATTAGGAAAAAGGAGTATTCAAAGAGAATTTAAAAAGATAGCGAATATGGCAGGAATAGAAAAGTCAATACATCCTCACTTATTTAGACACTCTTTTGCAACATATAAAATTAATAGTGGTATGCCAATGCCAATTATACAACACTTAATGGGCCACGAGAGCCCAGCGACTACTCAAATTTATGCGCAACTATCAGAAGAAACTGTAAAATATGAATATAAAAAAATATCTTAAGGAGTGTAACTATGATTAAAATGAGAGGAAAAACAAAAATACTTGTATTGCCGTACAGGAATTTCAAACATAGAATTAGACTTACAAAAAGATATGAAAAAGATTATAGCATAGAGAACATGAATGGTTATTTATATATGGTTAGGAGGAACAAACGTGTTTAAGAGAGGAGAGTATTCAATCAAAGAGGAAAACTTCATAAAGGATAATTATTTAAAAATGAGCAATAAACAGCTTGCTAAAGAATTAAATAGAAATATTCAATCTATTAGTAATAAATTAATATCTTTAGGTTTATATAGATTTGATTTTAATAAAAAATTATCAATATCCACTCCAGATGAAGGAACCATTAAAATAAAAAATAAGTTTAAAGTTGATAAAGAACAAGCAAAATTAATTTATAAAAACTGGAGAAAAAATTATATAAAAAGTAGGGTGATATAAAATGTTAGAAACTATATTAGGAACTATAGCTATAGTTAGTGTGACTATGTTAATAGCAATTAGAAAAGTTAAGAAGGATAAGAATGTTTTATGTAATTACAATTGTGAAAATTGTAGAGAGCAAGATGTGTGTTGTATAAAAAAGGAGGGTAAGAATGAAAGAAACCTATAAAAATTTATTAGAACTGATTAAAATAAATGAAAACATAAAACACAATTGTGAAAATAATTTAAAATTAATAGAGAAATTTTTATTAAAACAAGGTCCAAAAGGTTTCACAAGTGGTACAAGTTATTTAGATGCTGATTGTATCCATGGGAGCAAAGGGGAAATGCACATAGAAGATTACGGTAAACTAATGATTGAGTGTGAGAAACTTACAAATATGATTTTTTTACAAGATAATATTCTGAAAGGGCTTTATGAAACTAAAAAGAATATAGATGAAAAATTAAAGAATTTAAAGGGAATTAAGTATAGTGTAGCTTACCTAAAGTTGGTTGAAGGATATAGCATACAAGCTATAGCTAGTAAATTAAACATAAGTGAGAGCTATGCAATGAAAATAAGTGCTAAAATATAAGAGTGTAGTTTTTGTGAAGTTTTATAATGAAAAAATGTGTTAAGATAGTAGTGTAGAAAAAGCAGGGCTTATCGTACAAGGTGACTGCAAAAATAAAAAAAATAAACATATTGTGTATGTACTAAAAGCACTTAAGGTAAATAAAATCTTAGGTGCTTTTTATTTGTGAAGGGAGTGAGGATATGCTAAGTATTTATACAAGTTATATATGTTGTAGTTGTAAAAAGGAATTTGTTTTACTATCAGAGGACATAGAAAGGTTTAAAGGATATTTAGTATGTCCTTACTGTTCAAGTAGAAAAATTAAAAAGCAGAAAATAACAGACAACTTAAAGGAATGTATGCAAGAGAAATCTTACAAGAGAATCAATGGTGCAATAAGGCAGGTGACAAAATGAATTTTGTCGAGCCTATTCGTGATAAACAAAAGGTAAGAGATATACAAGATTATTTAAAACAAACTAATCCAAGAAATTATATTATGTTTATAACTGGAGTTTATACAGGTCTTAGAATTTCAGATATATTGAAACTTAAAGTTAAAGATGTTAAAAATAAAGAAGGGATATATCTAAGAGAAAAAAAGACTAGTAAACAAAATATTATAGCTCTAAATAAGCTTTTAATAAAAGAATATAAATGGTTTTGCGGTAATTTAGAAGATTATGAGTATTTAATAAAAAGTAGAGAAGGCATTAACAAACCTTTAAGTAGAGTAAGAGCTTATGAGATTATAAGAAAAGTTGGGAAAGATTTTGGAGTTGAGAATCTAGGAACTCATACAATGAGGAAGACATTCGGATATCATTACTATAAAAAGACGAAAGATATAGGAACACTAATGAATATGTTTAATCATAGTGCACCAAGTATTACGTTAAAGTACATTGGCATAAGTCAAGACACTATGAATAAAGCTAGAAGGGAATTCAATATTTGATATTGGATTTATTTTTTATCTTAATAGTTTAACATAACGGGCGCGTGTTAAATTGATTTCCACTAAAGTGTATTAAAACATTGAAAAATAAATACCTAAGATAACTAAGAACAGTTTAACAGAATATTAGATATGTTTGACTTAGAAAGGAGATTAGTTATGGAAGTGTATTGTAATAAGTGTAATAAAGACTTTGAAATAAAAGCTAAAGAGAAAAAATATGCAGATGGGATAGTAGAACTCTATTTTAAATGTCCATATTGTAAAGAAAGATATACATCATTTTTTACTGATAAAAATATAAGACAAAAACAAAAGAAGGTCAGAAAATTATATGAACAATATGGTAAAGAAATAGACGAACATAAAATCATAGAATTACTTGAACAAATAGATGATCTTAAGGTGGAGATAGGTAATGATATGAATAAGTTAAAGAATAAAATGTTAGGCACTCAATAGAGTGTCTATTTATTTGTGCAAAAAATATAAGGAGGAAAATAAAATGAATAAAGTATTATATGAATGTAGAAAATGTGGAAAGACATTTATTAATAATGGAAATAGAGACGGATTAAATTGCGATAAGTGTAAAGGATCATTGATACCTTCAGGTTATGTAGATGAATTACAAAATGGAATAAGAAAGATGAAAGACAAGATAGAGAATGCAGAAACATACATAGTAAATAAAAAGAACAAAGCGAGGGAAGTAACAATAAAGATAAATTTAGATACGATAGAGTTTGAGAATAAATTAAATAGAATAGAAAAGAAGTTAGAGAGAATAAAGTCTTTAGAAGATACATTAAAGTTTAGCAAAGACTTTAATGAGGTTAAGAATATAACAATAAATAATAATGTAGATATAAAAGATATAATGAAGAGGTGTGTGGAAGCAGTAATGAGCATGGAGCCTTTACAGTAATGGCACAACGTAGTCTAAGACAATGCAAGCAACGTTGGTGTAAGAACCTAACAAGAGATATAACAGGTTACTGCGAGGAACATATACACATATACGAAGAAAGAAGGGCACAAGGAAATAAATACTATGATAAGCATATAAGACATAGCAAGGATAAGAAGTATACTAAGTTTTATCATAGTGATGAATGGGAAGATTTAAGAAAAGATGTTTTAACAACTTATAATGGTGTAGATATATATTCATATTATATAGAAAACAAAGCAGTAACTGCAAATACGGCGCACCACATTATAGAGTTAAAAGAGGATTGGGATAAAAGATTAGATAAAGATAATATTTTTCCTTTAACAGATGCTAATCACAAGAAGATACACTCACTATATAGGAAGGATAAAAAAGGAACTCAAGAACTACTTAGAGAGCTACTAGAAAGATTCAGAAAGCAATTTGGTATATCCCCCCTCCCTTAGAGAATTTAGAGCTCTTCTAAAAGACCGAGGGGGTAGATTCCCTCGCAAAAATTCCCTAAATGAAATTTTTGAAAAAGGAGACTATTGCTATGGAAATTAGAAAAGATGTATTAAAAATAGCTAAAGGCATAGTTCAAAAAAAGCCAGAAGAAATATGGTTAGTATCAACCAACACTTTAATGGCTAAAAGATATTGGAAAAGTTTAAAAGAAATAATCCCACACGTTTTCAAACCTATGAAGCCTATATTTATATCTAGCAGGGAATCAATGATTATGGGATTGAACTCACAAAATACAATTATACTTAAGTGTGGACCATGGTGAAAAAATCCAATATACAAAAGTGATTTATTTAAACAATATATTAAAAATGCTAAACAAACCTTTTCTATAAGTGAGTTACCTTAAGAAGTGTTATATATGTGGTGGTGGAATAGGTAGACATAGGTATCTCTTAACGCGGTTGGCTTGACAGTTAAGCACAGACATGAGTTGAAGCAGCTGTCATGTAAGGTGCAAATCCTTACCCATATTATATTAGCATGTAGAGCAGGTAATTAACTTTTTTATTTTAAATAAATAGGGGGTGAGAAGGATGGCAAGACCAAGGCAACCTACAGATTTACTTTTAGTAAAAGGTAAAAAGCATTTAACTAAAGCTGAAATAGAAGATAGAAAAAGTAAAGAAATTAAAGCTCCAAGTGATAAGGTCAAAGCACCTTCTTACTTGCCGGCTGATTTAAAAAAAGAATTTAATAAGATAGCCAAGGAACTAAAAGAGATTGGTATTATTACTAATCTTGATATAGATGCCTTGGCTCGTTTTATTATAGCAAAGAAAATGTATTTAGAACTTACTAAGCAGATACTTGAAAAACCAGAAATGATGATAGTAGATAAAGATATAGTAACAACACAAGATAAATTATTTAAACAATGTAGATCATCTGCCAGTGATTTAGGTTTAACGATAAGTAGTAGATGTAAGTTAGTTGTACCTAAAAAAGAGGAACCGGATAAAAAGACAGAAGAGGAGAAGCTTTTCGGTAGTTCCCTATGAGTGATATAGCTAGATATTATACTATAGTTTACAGATATGCATGTGATATTGTAGACGGGAAAATTAAAGCTTGTAAAAAGCATATACAAGCTTGTAAAAGGTTCCTTGATGATTTGGATAAGTCTCAAAATGAAGACTATCCTTATTTTTTGACTATGAAGAACTATACAAATTTTATAAATGGGCTGGATTATTCAAACATAGAGCTGGTGTGCTAAAAGGTAAGAAAATTGACCTTGTGCCATTCCAGCTTTTTATTGTTGGAAATTTATTTTGTTGGAAACATAAAGATACCTGTTTAAGGCGATTTAGAAAAGCTTATATTCAAATAGCTAGGAAAAATGCTAAGTCACAATTATTGGGTGTAATAGCTAGTTATGAATGTTTCTTAAGCGAGGAACAGGCCGAAGTTTATCTTGCTGGATGGGATAAAGAACAATCAAGTATAGTTTACAGAGAAATAAAGTATCAAATAGAAAGTGCTGAATTATTAAAAGCTAAATACACTGATAGCTATGGAAGAATAACTCATTTAAAGAGTGGTTCATTTATAAAACCATTATCTCGTGAAGCTAAGAATACTGGTGATGGTACAAATCCAAGTTTAGGTATTGTTGATGAATACCACGCTCATAAGACTTCTGAGATATATGATGTTATCCTCTCAGGTATGGTTGCTAGAGAACAACCTTTAATGGTTATTATAACAACAGCTGGATTTGATTTAAGTAGACCATGCTTTAAAGAGTATCAATACGTTAGTAAAATACTTGATTCTAATAATTCTGTAGAGAATGAAGAATACTTTGTAATTGTATGTGAGCTTGAACCAGAGGATGACATAAAAGATGAAAGCAACTGGATAAAAGCGAACCCTATAGTAGCTACTTATGAAAATGGATTGAATTATTTAAGAGGAGAACTCAAAGCTGCACTTGATGCTCCAGAGAAAATGAGAAACTTTTTAACTAAGAATATGGATAAGTGGGTAGACATGAAAGAAAATGGCTACATGAATATGATTAAATGGAGCGAAGCAGAGGAAGTATTTACACTTGAGAAATTTATAGGTATGGATTGTGTAATGGGAATGGATTTATCTACAAAGCTAGATCTAACTTCAATAGCTTTTGAGTTCTGCATTGATGGAATTTATTACACTTACCAACATTCATTTATGCCACAAGAAACATATGAAAAAAGAATGAGAGAAGGTAAGTATAGATTTGATTTATGGGTAGAAGAAGAGCATTTAACAATAATTGAAGGTGCAGTAATTGATTATAACGCAGTAAGAAATTATTTTAAAGATGTAGAATCTGAATATAAAATAAATATACTAGAGATATGTTATGATCCAGCCCACGCAACTCACTTTATTCAAGAATTAGAATTTGAAGGTTATATATGTATTGAAGTTAGGCAAGGGGCACTAACTTTAAATGAGCCTACTCAAGATTATAGGGCTAGAATATATGATGGTACAATGAAACATCCTAAGGATGGATTGTATACATGGGCAGCGAGTAATGCAGTTTGTTCTAATCCTAATAGAAAACAAGAGTATATAATGCTAGATAAAGCTAAATCAAGTGAGAAAATAGACCCAATGGCCGCAACAATAGATGCTCATGTGAGAGGAATGGTTATGTTAGATGATGGGGCAGGAGATATATTTTATAGTCCAGATATATAGAGAGGAGGTGGAAGATTGGGTATATGGAATAAGATTAAAAGTTTAATTAAAGCACCATTCAAAACTAGTATCATAAGAGATTATAGTAGTGGGTTTAGTTTTTTTAATAACGATTTAGCTACCAATGAAACTATATTCTCTGCCATATCGTTATTAAGTAATACAAAGGGGAGTTTACCACTTAAACTATATAAAAATTATGAAGTTGTAAAACCTTCTGAAAATGAATTAGCAAGAATGATAGAGTATAATCCAATTCGTACATGACCATGTTCCAATGGGTAAGGTGCATGGAGACATTAAAAAATACTAAAGGAAATGCATATGCTATAAAAGAGTATGATTGCATGAATCAGCCTATAAAAATGCATATTTTAAACCCTGATTTTGTAACACCAGTAATAGAAAAAGATACAAAGGATTTGTATTACGAAATCAGAGATGAAAATGGTTTAAGATATGTACATAATTCTCATATAATACATTTTAGCCATATTTCTATGAATGGGTACAAAGGTATTAGCCCCTTGGATGTTTTACGAAATACCATTGATTATGATAGGGAAATTAAAGAATTTAGCTTAAATCAGATGAAAAACGGACTAAAAGCAAATTTGGTTATAAAATTAGGCGCTAAATTAAGTAAAGAATCTATGGACGAGTATACAGAAATGTTAGGAAAGTTTCAGAAGAATGGAATTCTTTTGTGGATCAGGGAAAAGAATTCCAAGAACTTAAAAATTCAAGCTTCATAGATCCTAAGGTTTTTGATGTTGAAAATATAACTATAGCAAGAGTAGCGAGGGTTTATAATATACCATTGCACAAGTTACTAGCTGAAAAGCAGAGTTATTCTAGCGCTGAACAGGCAGATTTAGAATATATAAAAGATACCATTTTACCTGATATAAGACAGGATGAAGAAGAACTAAATAAGAAATTACTTACAGAGACTCAAAGAAATGAAGGATACTCTTGGAAATTTAATCTAAATGGTTTAGCCAGAGCAGATATGAAAACTAGAGGAGATTTTTATTTTAAAGGTATTAGGAGTGCTTGGTTTACACCTAATGAAATAAGAGCTTTGGAAGAAATGCAACCGATAAAAGGTGGAGATCAATTATTTGTATCAAGGGATTTGATTCCGATAGATAAAATTGATTTATTACTGAAAGGGGGTGAAAAGAATGGCAAATAAGAAATTTTGGGAGGTTAAAAATTCCTCAGAAAATGAAAACATAGGAGAAACTTATATCTATGGTGATATAGTGTCTTATAAATGGGATGATACTGATACAACTGCAAAAAGTTTTAAAGAAGACTTAGATAGCTTAGGAGACATTGACACTTTAAATATATATATTAATTCTCCAGGTGGGTCAGTGTTTCAAGGGACAGCAATCTACAACATAATTAAAAGACATAAAGCAAAAATAAATATTCATGTTGATGGAGTTGCAGCAAGTATCGCAAGCGTTATAGCAATGGCAGGCGATACTATTTTTATGCCTAAAAATAGCATGATGATGATCCATAATCCGTGGACATTTGCATGGGGGAATGCTAATGAACTAAGAAAACAAGCTGATGATTTAGATAAAATAAGAGAAAGCTTAATTGAAGCTTACTTAAGTAAAGCAGGCGATAAACTTAGTAGAGAAACACTAATAGAAATTATGGATAATGAGACATGGCTTACAGCTCAGGAATGTTATGATTATGGATTATGTGATGAATTAGTAGAGGAAAAAGAAATAGCAGCAAGTATTAATACAGAGCTATTCGCTAAATATAAAAATACTCCTAAGGAGCTATTAAATAAAAAAATAAAACCAAAAGAACCTATAAAAAATACTGAAAAATAGAAAAAGATGAAGAAATAGAGGCTCTTATAGCAAGAGTAAATAATACTTTAAAATTTGAGGAGGAAAGAATACATGAATAGATATCAATTGGAACAAATGTTAGCAGGAATAGGGCAGGACTTAAAATCAGCAAATGAAAAACTGACAACAATGTATGCTGATGCAAAGACTACTTTAGAAGCAAGAAATGAGCAAAAAAATACTGTTAAGGATTTAGAGGAAAGATTTGCAGGAATAAAAGCGCAAATAGAGGAAATGGACAGACAAGCGGAACAAAAATTTAAAAATAAAGTTATTACAGGTGAAAATGAAAAGGATAAAAGAGTAAATGCTAAAGCTGAACTAATTAAAGCCACAATGTCCAATAATCCTGTTTCTATGGAAGTCAAAGCAGCTTTAGGAGATAATAATTCAACAGGTGGAGAAAAATTCTTACCTAAGACTATGCAAAATGAATTATTACATGAACCTTTTGTTAAAAACCCATTAAGAGATGTTTCCACATTTACTAATGAAACAAATTTAGAAGTACCTAAAATAACATTTACTTTGGATAATGACGATTTTATAGCGGATACTGAAACTGCAAAAGAACTAAAAGCTGATGGAGATACAGTACAGTTTGGTAGACATAAATTTAAAGTATTTGCACCAGTTTCAGAGACTATTTTAAGAGGTACTAATACTAATATAGTACAAACTGTTGAGATGGCATTAGAAAGTGGTCTATCAGCAAAAGAAAAAAAAGTTGCGTTTACTGCAACATCAAAAATAGGTGAAGAACATATGAGTTTTTACTCAACTAAAAATGCAATAAAAACAGTTGAAGGAGTAAATAAGTATAAAGCGATAAAGGCAGCCATAGCAGATCTTCATGAAGATTATAGAGAAAATGCAAAAATAATAATGAGATATGCTGATTATACGGATATAATTGAAATGCTTGCAAATGGAAATGCTACACTTTACGCAGCGCAACCAGAGCAAATACTGGGAAAGCCAGCTATATTCTGTGATAGTGCAGTTGATCCAATAGTAGGTGATATGAGATATTCACATTTTAACTATGATCTAGATATGCTTTATGAAAGAGATAAAGATATTAAAACAGGTATGGAATGCTTTGTTTTAACAGCATGGTTTGACCATCAAATAAAATTGAAATCAGCATTTAGGATAGCTAAAACAACTACTCCCTAGTGAGCCCCCTAAACAACCAGAAGGGGGAGAAAATGCAGAACCTAAAACAGTTGCATCAGAACCCATAACATATGGAAAAGAAGAATTAGAAGCTATGACAGTAGAGCAATTAAAAGCTATAGCTAAAGAAAAAAATATAACAGGCTATTCTAGCATGAATAAAGCTGACTTAATAACAGCAATATTGGCACCTTAGAGGAGGTGTTATTTTTATGCAACTAGATGAATTAAAAGAATATTTAAGGATAGAAGGAGAAGATGAAGATGTAACTTTATCTTCTCTTTTATTTGCAGCTAAATCTTATATAAAAAATGGTACTGGATTAGAAGAAGATATGATAAAAATAATGAAATATTAGAATTATATAAACTTTGTTTGAAATTACTTATAAGCCACTGGTATGAAAATAGAGTAATTGAAACTACAGGTCCTAACTTTCATAAACTTAGTTTTAGCTTGGATTCTATTTTGATTCAACTAGAAGCTGAATATTTGAAGATTAAAAGGAGTGAAGCAGATGGATCCAGGCAAATTTAATAAAAAAATAAAATTTGTAGTTATAGGGGATGGTACAGATGATGATGGATACCCAATAAAAGGAGAAAAGACAATAAGAAAGTGTTATGCAAGTGTAAGAGGATTAAGGGGTAGAGAATTTTATAATGCTGCAGCAGTACAAGCCCAAGATGATAAAATCTTTAATTGCAGATACTTTAAGGGACTTACACCAGATATGCAAATAAAATACAATGATAAACTCTATAATATTACCTCTACAAATGATTTAAATGAAAAGCATGTAGAATATGAGATACATGCAAAGGAAGTGAAAGCTAGTGGCTAGCATGGAATTAGAAGGAATGGATAACTTAATTATAAAAATAGAAGATATGGGTAAGGCTGGAACTAGAATAGAAAACAAGGCTTTAAAAAAAGCTGGAGAAGTAATACTTGAAGAAGCTAAAATCACGAGCGTATTTAAGGACAGGAGTGGCGATTTAAGAGAAGGATTAAAGGTAAGTGGTGTTCGTAAAAAAGGTGGAAATAAATTTGTTTTAGTTGGAATACAAAAGGGAGATAACAGCAAGATATTCTACGGTAAGTTCTTAGAATTTGGTACAAGTAAGATGAAGGCAAGGCCATTTATGGGACCAGCTTACGAGAGTAAAAAGGAAGAAGCTAAGGAAGTTATAAAAAATGAACTACGGAAAGGATTAGGGCTATGAGTGTAAATAAATTAATAATAGACACTCTAAAGCCTCTAGGTATTCCAACCAGATTCCAGACGTACAAAGGTAAAGAAGAAACATATATAACTTTCTTCTGTTATAACGAGCAAGGAGAGTGTTTTGCAGATGACATAGAGATTGCTACAGGCTTTTATATGCAAACTGACATATGGAGCAAAGAAAATATAGAACAATTAAAAATAGATACTGTAAAATTGCTTAAAAAAGCTGGTTTTATAAAAAGACCAGGAGCACCAGATTTATATGAACCCGATACAGAAATATTCCATAAGTGTTTGAGGTTCTTTTATTATATAGAAAATAAGGAGGAGGAATAATAATGGCTATTAAGGGATTACATGGATTCAGGTATTGCATTTTAGAAAACGACGATGCGGCAGGATTTGAATATGAAAAAGAAATTAAAAAATTGACAGGTGCGAGAAGTATAAAGGTTGATAATAAAGTAAATGATGCTAAGTTATATGGAGACGACCAATTGCTTGAAACTGCAAGTGCTATCGGCTCTATAGATGTAGATATTGATGTTGCAGACTTGACATTAGAACAGCAAGCAGAGTTATTAGGATATAAATATGAAAATGGTGTCTTAATAGAGGATAAAAACTTTAATCCCCCATATATTGCATTTGGTTTCATGGCGCCTAAATCTAGTGGCGGGAAAAGAATGGTGTGGCTGCTAAAAGGGAAAATGCAGCCTATGAGTGATGAGGCTAAAACCCAAGACGATAAGGTAGAATTCCAAACACAAAAAGCGAAGTTTGTATTTATGCCTAGAGTGAATGATGGTAATCATAAATTTAAAGCTGATACAAATACTACTGGAGCACCAACCGAGGAAGAATTCTTTAGTGTTGACTTCTTAAAAACAGGAAAGAAAGCAGTAGAAGCAGGGGCTTAATGCTCTTGCTCATTTGAATTTTAGGAGGTAATAAAATGAATGGTAGAGATATTAAAGAAATAGGAGTATCGATTAAATTAGATAAAGAAAGACATCTTATATTTGATCTAAACGCTATGTGTGAATTAGAAGAAAAATTTGAAGTATAGATGCTGCATTTGAAAAATTATCTGAGAATATGAAAATGAAAGATTTACGTTATACTTTATGGTTGGCATTAAAATATGAAGATGAGGAAATAACAGAAAAAGAAGCTGGAAGGCTGATGACAATAACAGAGATAGATATAATTTTAAGCAAATTAGGAGAAGCTTTATTGGGATCGCTGCCTGAAAAGAATGAAGATGAAAAAACAGATAAGCCACTCCAAGGATAAAACATTACCTTGGAGCTGGCTTTTTTATATTGGAAAGGTTCAACTAGGATTTTCTGAGAGAGAATTTTGGAAACTTACATTAAGAAAATTATTATTAACATGGGAGGAACATTGTAAATTTAATGGATGGACTAAGAAGGAAGAAAAGGAAAGAGAAGATGATGTTTATATAGACCAATGTAGCTGGTTATAAGAGCTTAGGAGACTAGGCTCTTTTTTATTTCTTATGGAAAGGAGGTATGTATATGGCAGAGGATGTAGGAAGTTTAGTAGTGCGTGTCGCTATGGATAAGGCTAACTTTGAAGAAGGCATACAAAACCTTAATAGATCTATGAGATTAGCACAGAGTGAATTTAAAAATGCAACTTCAGGGTTAAAGGATCATGGACAAGGGTTAGATGGACTTAAATCTAAGCAAGAAATGTTATCAAAAAGTATTGAATTACAAGCTGAAAAAGTAGCAAAATATAAAGCTAAAATAACAGAAAGTGAAAAAACATTAGAAGACAATAGTAAAGCACATGAGAAATTAAAAGAAAAGGTAGACAATGCAAAAAAGCCTGGGAAGATTCTGAGAAGAGCTTGGGTAAAAATGCAGAAGAAACCAAAAAACTTAAAGCAGAATATGAAAAACTTGATAAACAGTATGCTGATAGTGAAGAGAAAATAAGAAACAACGTACGAGCGATAGAAAATTGGAATGTTAAGGCCAATAATGCTGAAGCTAAATTAAAAGAAATGAAAAGTTCACTTTCTAGTGTAAGTAAAGAAATAGATAAACAAGAAAATTCATGGAATAAAATTTCAAAAAAACTCGATTCTGCAGGGAATAAATTTAAAACTGCAGGAAAGAAAATGGAATCTGTAGGTAAGGGTATAACTACAAAAGTATCGGCACCTTTAGCTGGATTAGGAGCAATAGCAGTAAAGACGACAGCTGACTATGATGACAGCATGAGTCAATTAAAAGCTATAACCAATTCTAGTACAGAAGATATGAAAAAGCTGAGTGACCAAGCCAAGGATCTGGGTGTAAAAACTAGATATAGTGCAAAGGAAGCATCAGATAGCATGGTCATGTTAGGACAAGCCGGTTATAGAACAACAGAAATCATGAATACTATGCCTGCAGTTCTTAATTTAGCACAAGCAGGAGCAATAGACCTAACACAAAGTACAGATGTATTAGTATCATCTATGAGCCAATTTGGTATAGAGACTAAGAACGCAAGTCATGTTGCCGATGTACTTTCCTTAGGTGCTAACAAAGCAAATTTGGGAGTAAATGATATGGCCGAAGCATTAAAATATGCTGGTAGTATGGCCAATACCGCGGGTTGGAGTATTGAAGAAACTGCAAGTGCTATAGGTCTTATGTCTAATTACGGAATTAAAGGTAGTCAAGCAGGAACTGCATTGAGAGGTGCTATTTCCAGATTAGTTAAACCTTCAGAGGCTTCAGCAGAGAAAATGGAAGCGCTAGGAATTAAGGTATTTGATAATAACGGTAAAATGAAATCCTTAGGCGAAGTTATAGATGAGGTTAAAAAGGGAACCTCTGAATTAACAGAAGAACAAAAAATGAATACGCTTGTAACTATATTTGGCCAAGAAGCTATAGCAGGGATTAATGCTCTTATGAATGAGGGCGGAGATAGTGTAAGAAAGTATGCAGATGAACTGAAAAAATCTGATGGTAGTGCAGCAAAAGCAGCTCAGACGATGGAAGATAATATAGGTGGTGCTTTTAGAAGTTTAAAATCTGCAATGGAAGGTGCAGCAATAAGTATTGGTAGTGCAGCAGCCCCAGCGATAAGAGAAATCACAGATAAAATAACAGAATTAACACGAAAATTCTCCAATCTAAGCCCAGAAATGCAGAAAGGCATTGTTAAATTTGGAGCATTTGCAATTGTTACTGGCCCTGTTATAGTGGGAATAGGAAAATTAGCAACTGGATTTGGCAGTATTTTAAGTGTTGGAAGTAAAGTGGCTGGAATAATGGGTAAAGTAACACTTGCTACAAAAGGAGCAGAAGTAGCAAGTGCCACGGCTGGAGCCACAATGGCAACAACAGGAACAAAAGCAGGATTATTAAGTACAGCATTTAGTGGAGTTAAAGGTGCTGGAGGTTTGGCAGCAAGTGGAGTTGTAAAATTAGCAGGAGCATTAGGAATGTCTGTTCCTGTGCTAGGCATTGCAGCGCTGGGAGTAGGAGCAGTAGGATTTGGGGCATATAAATTGCACCAAAATTTAAAACAAGATGCAGTTCCAGCCGTGGATTTGTTCGATAAAAAACTAAAGACAACAAAAACAACAGTAGATCAATATGGTCATAAAACAACTGTGGCAACGACTAAATTAGTTAATTTTACAAAAGAAACTAAAAAAGCGGTTGGAGCGTACATGGAAATAGATAAGAAAGCTAGTAGCGCTTTAACAAGCTTAGTAGTAAACTCGGATAAATTTACTAAGCAAGCTAAAGATAAAGTATTAAAAAATTTCACTGATATGAGTAAAAAATCTAGCAAACTTTCCAATGAGCAAAAAAACACTATGACCACTAATTTTAAAAAATTGGTTACCGACACCGGAGTATTAACTAAGAAAAATAAAGATGAAATTATAAAACAGTACTCAACGATGGTAAATGGAACTAAAGGACTTACTAAAAAGCAGAAGGATCAAACTATAAAAGATTTTGCAGATACTTTAAACAAAAGTACTGCAATTACCAAACAGCAATCAGATGATTTACAAAAAATATATAAGGATATGGGAGATAAAATTAAAGTTGGTTTAGATAAAAAGAAAACAGATGAATTAAAAAGCCAACAAGAATTTTTTAGCAGAAGTAATGTTCTTACTACTACGGAAGAGGCAAAAATATTACAAACAACCGCAACTAGTTGGGAAAACAAGAAAAAAACAATAGATGGATTACAAAGTCAAATTAATTCTATTATAAAAAATGCGGCTGATAATCACAGACAAATAACAGAAGATGAAGCAAAAACGATAGACGGTTTACAAAAGCAAATGAAAGAAAATGCAGTTAAAACCCTATCTACTAGTGAAGTTGAACAAAAGGCGATATTGGAAAGGCTAAAAAGCTATAACGGGAGAATAACAGCAGAGCAAGCTTCAGATACAATAAAAAATGCAGAAAAGCAACGGCAAGGTGCAGTAGATAAAGCTAATAAACAGTATGATGGAACTGTTAAACAAATAATAAGAATGAGAGATGAGAGTAAGGTTATAACAGCAGACCAGGCTGATAAAATGATTAAAGAAGCAGAAAGACAAAGAAAAGAAACAATAAATAAGGCCAATGACCAGAAAAACCAAGTAGTATCCAAAATAAAAGGTATGAATAGTGATATTACTAATTCTGTTGACACAAGCACGGGGAAAATATTATCAAAGTGGGACAAATTAAAACAATGGTGGGCTAATTGGCAGCCAGATTCTAAACAATTTAGTTACACATTGCGAGGCTCAGAAAGAGAAGCTGTACAGAAAGGTGGCAAAGCATATGCCACTGGTACAACTAATGCCACTCGTGGCTGGAACTTAGTCGGGGAAGAAGGTCCCGAATTGCTTTGGTTTGATGGTGGAGAAACAGTTCTAAATAATAGAGATACTATGAACTTATTTAATAAGTTAGATAATAAGATAGGATATAACACAGCTAAAGAATGGGGAGCTAATCTTTCACAGGGATTAGCAGATGGAATAAGCAGCACCAGAGGTTTAGTACATGATTCTATATTAGAAACAGCAAATGGAATAAATTTCAAAACGAGAAAAGCACTTGGTATAAATTCTCCTTCCCTAGTTATGCAAGAACTAGGGAAATTTTCAAGCGAAGGCTTAGCTTTAGGTATATTAGAGAATAAAGATAAAGTAGAAAGCGCAGCTAATCTGGCAGCACAAATTATAAAGGATGTTACAGAAAATAAGCTAGACGATATACAAGTAAAAACAAATACTGATGATAAAGAAATAAAAGATAGAGTAGCAAGGCAGCTTAATTGGGGTGTTTATAATAAAGATGAATACCAAAGATATTTAAACTTTGTAGATAAACTTAATAAAGAAGAAGTTGAAAAAAGTAAAGAATTCCTCAAAGAAGACTATGAAAACAGAGTTAAAAGCCTTGATGATAGATTAAGAATACTTAAAAATGAAAATAGCATAGAACTACAGACAGAAAAAGCTAGGGTAGATCAAGAAATAGCATATTATCAAAATCTACAGAGGAATACTACGGATAAAAGCGCTAAAAAGAATTATGCTAATCAAATTGCTGCATTAAGACAATATCAAAAACAAGTTTTAAACACTACTAAGGCTAATCAAAAGGTACAGGTAGATAGCTTGGAAAGATCTAAGAAAGCACTAGAAGAGTATTATAAAGATGGATTAAATTTATTAGATAAAAGAGAAAAAGAAGTTAAAAAGTCATTAAAAATTGAAGAAAACGCATTCAAGGACCTTATGACAACTTATAATACTGCGATTAAATCTCTAAAAGTTAAAACCGGTGATTTAGTAAAGGACCTTGAGAACCAGGAAGCTATAGTTGTAGTACAGAGTAAAAGAATAGAAGACTTAAGAAAGCGTTATGAGGATTTAGCGTATACTTTAGGAATCACAGCATCTGAAACAGTAAAAGCTAGAGAAGAATTTGAAAATGCTAGAGTAGAATTAGAAAATATGGCTAATGCAGTAAAGGATGCAGCTAAGAACTTAGAAGATTATATAGATAAGTTTCAACAGGATATAGTTAATGCTTTGAAGCAACGATACGAAGATGAATTAAAGCTACAAGAGGAATCTATAAATACGCAAATTCAAAATTTGGAAAAATGGAAAGATGAAAGCATAAAAAGAATAGATGATGTATATGACGCTAAAATAAAAGCTATAGAGGAACAGTTAGAGGAAGAAGAAAAAGCCGATAAAGATGCAGAAGAAATGAAGAAAATCAATAGCCTTAAGTCTGCTATTGATTTTGAACATAATCAATTTAATAAGGCAGAAATGCAGCAGGAACTTAATAATCTCCTTAAAGAAAGAGAGAAAAGGTTACACAAAGAACAATTAGAAGAACAGAAGAAAAAATTAGAAAAAGAAAAAGAAGATAAGTTACAAAACATTAATTCTATATATGAAAGTAACAAGAAAAGTTTAGAAAAACAGTTAGAGGATTATAGAAGTTTTTGTGAAAAGAGAACACAGGATGCGGTTCTGCAAGCGCAAGCCGAAAAAATGATTATGGATAATAACCAAAAGGAAATAGTAGAGCTATTGCACAGTTATAGTAAAGAATATGAGTATGCCGGACAAACACTAGGGCAAAAACTAGTTGATGGATTTAGTCCAAAAATTCAAGAAATTAAGGACATGATAGCAAGTATAACCGCTGAAATAAACGAAGCAAAGCAAAAGGCTCTAGACTTAAGTAGAAGTGGTGTTACTACAAATAATAATAGTGTTACTAATAATAGAAATAATACATTTAATGTATATGCCTCTAACAATAATGGAGGTAGAAGTATAGAAAGTGAATTAAGAAGTTTGACTTTTTCTATGGCATAAGGAGGGAGTATTAGAGTTGCAAAAATTAATATATAGAAATTCTAAAGGACAAGAAGTAACTTTAAGTAACTCTCGTCCTTTTATTTTGGAATCAGTAGGAAATGTAGCTAATACAAGTGCTGGGATAAACACATCATACAGTGCTGGCCAGGATGGAGTTAGTATAGATAATATATCCATTAAAGAAAAACTATTGCCTATAACGGGAGGATTAGTAGGTGATAGTTTTGAGGACGTAGATAGAAAAAGAGAATATTTAACAAATATATTTAATCCTAAGTTTCATGGAGAACTTGTTTACACAAATAATGCAATAAGTAGAAAAATTAAAGGAAGAGTGCAGGATATAACCTTTCAGGATAAGATAGGATCTATTCAAAAATTTTTAATTCAAGTTTTAGTCCCTAACCATTTTGGGAAGATATATACACTAAGAAAGAAGAAGTAGCTCTATGGGTTGGAGACTTTGAATTCCCTTTAGAAATTCCACCAGAAGGTATAGAAATGGGACATAGAGTTAGTAACCTAATTGTTAATATAAATAATACTGGAGCGGTTGAGTGCGGTATGAAAATACAATTTAAGGCACTTGCTACAGTAGTAAATCCTTCTTTGTTTAATGTTAATACTAGAGAATTTATAAAAATTAATAGGACACTTAGTGCTGGGGATGTTTTAGAAGTTACCACAGAGTTTAGTAACAAAAGAATAGAACTTGTAAAAAATAATGGAGTTACGCAGAATGTATTTAATTGGATCGATTTAGACTCAGAGTTCTTACAATTAGAAGTGGGAGATAACTTATTTAGATATGATGCAGAAAGTGGTATAGATAATTTAGAGGTAGCAATTTATCATACTTCGCTGTATTTGGGGGTGTAGATTATTAAGACAGCTGAAATATTAGATAAGAATATAAATCTATTAGGTGTTATAGATAATTACGAAAGCTTTTCTATAACCAGAAGATTCTTTGAATGTGGAGAATTTGAATTTAAAATTAACTCTAATAAACTTCATACAGATAAATTAGTAAAAAATAACTTGATTCTCTTAGGAAAGGATTATAACAAGGTGGGACTAATATTACATCGGGAGTTTGTTTATGGAGAAGGAGGACAGGAAGCAGAGACACTTTTAATAAAAGGTATAATGATCCAAGGACTATCTAAAAGAAGAATTATAATACCAGATATAGGGCAAGAATTTGATAGTTGTATTGGTAACCAGGAAACTATAATGAAATATTTCGTATACAAAAGCTGTATTAGTCCAACGGACTTGAATAGAAAAATAGATAATTTGATTATAGCAGTAGATAAAAAACGTGGTGAAAATGATAGGTGGAGGGGAGCTTATGAAAGCTTAGACGAAAAGTTAAAAGAAATAGGGGAATACAGCAATCTTGGTTGGAACATTGTACTAGATCATAAACAAAAAAAATTTATATTTGATGTAATGCAAGGAAAGGACTTAACGGTTAATCAAAACACTAACCCTCCAGTTATTTTTCGTTCTGATTTTAATAACATAAAGACTAGACATTATACAGAAAGCATTATTAATAGTAGAAATTCTCTTTACATTGGGAGTAAAGAAAAGTTAGTTTTAAACCTTGGTGATATAACTGGATTTGAAAGAATGGAAACATTTTTAGATAGTACATCAGAGGAAGTAGAGGATATAAAAAAAGAAGGTTTAGTTAAACTTGAAGAAATTAAGGAGCTAAAAACATTTGAACTAGAAATTAATCCAAACAATACATTTGTGTACGAAAAAGACTATGATTTAGGGGATATAGTTACTATCCAGGATAAGAAATTAAAAGTAACTATGGATAGTAGAATTGTAGAAGCACAGGAAGTGTATAGTAATGATGGTATGAAACTTAAAGCTACTTTTGGTACAAGAATACCAAGTTTACTTGCTGTGTTAAAAAGGATGGTGAAATAAGAAGTAATGGAAAAGAGCTTTGTATTTAACAGTGTAAACGGAGATAGAAGGTATAAAGCGGAAGATTTTAGAGAATATTTTGCAAGTTTCATAAGCAATGGAGTGTTCCCTAATCCAAGCAATAATCTGCAAGTTATAGCTAATAATGATATGACTATAACAATTAAAGCCGGTAAGGGGTGGATTAATGGAGCAATTTATATTAACACAGATGATTATATTTTAAATATAGACGTAGCAGATGGTGTATTAAATAGAATAGATAAAGTTGTATTAAGAATGGATACAGCTGAAAGAAAAATATATTCTTATGTAAAAAAAGGACAATTTGCAAGTTCTCCAACCGCCCCAACACTTCAACGTGATGCAGATGCATATGAGATAGCATTAGCAGATGTGGCTGTTAATAAAGGTGCTATTAGTATTACACAGGCTAATATAACAGATTTAAGACTTGATAAAAACTTATGCGGCATAGTGCATGGAACTGTAGATCAAATAGATGTTACAACTCTATTTAATCAATACAGTACAAGGTTTAAAATAAAATCAGAAGAATTTGAAAAAGAATTTGAAGATTGGCTTAAAACTTTAAAGGATGTTTTAGGGGAGGATACAGCAGGTAATCTATTAAACTTAATAACTAAAAATACTGAAAGTATAAATAATATTAAGTCAGATTTGGCTGATATTACGACAGAAATTGGAACAGAAGAACTAAAAACAAATGCTAAGGATATAAAAAGTTCCATAAATGAGCTTTTTATATCTGCCAGTAATGGAAAAACTAAAGTAGCTACTGCTATTACTGGCAAAGGTATACCAGCAAGTGGTAGCGATTCATATGATACTTTATCAAATAAAATTAAAAATATAAAAACAGGGTATACACAAAATGATTTGATAAATATTGAGAATGTAGAATTCTCAATAAAAAATATTTTTTCTAAAAATATGGATTCAGGTATGCTATTTTTTATAAAAGATTATATATATATAATTAATTGGAAGGATTCTATAAAGAAATATAGTTTAGATGGGAATTTAATATTATCGAAGAAAATAGATCATAACGGTTTTAGCTCAGGTTCTTATACTTATTTTGATGATATTTATAAAATCTTTTTCCATAATAATTCTTTTTATATTTTTAATAAAGGATTAAAACATAGCGGAAAATATTATTATAGAGTATATGCAGAAACTTGTGATATTGAACGAATATCGGCTTATGACTTTGGAGGCCAGGGAGCTTATAGTTATTATGGTTATGGTGGAGTTGCAATAAATAATGATGGAATTTGTTGTGGATATAATGAATATAGTGGAGAAGTTTTTTTATTTAGTTTAAGTTATGCAGATGTTATATGGAGTAAATGTTTATTTGGATGGAACACTAAATATGACTTTTCAAATATATTTTCAGATGGAACTGATTTTTATATCAGTTCTAATTATTCAAGTGGTAGTTATTATAAAATTAATGTAAATGGTGATATAACTAAATTAGAAAAAAATCATTACCTTATGAATCAAATAGTGTAATGTTGGGTGAATATGTATATTGTTATGATTCTAATAAAAAAATATGGAGATATAATATTAAAACAAATAAAACAGAACAGATTGGCTCAAACTGTAAATATATTGAATTAGATTTTTTAAGAAAATATTTATATATTTATACAGGTAGTATACTTCATAAAATAGATAAAAATGGTAATATAATCTGTTCTTATAACTGTACAGATGATCATTTTTTAGGATCAGATAAAGATGGTTGTATATATTTTTATAATAACAATGTTATTAATAAAATCAAGCTAGCTTATAAAGTTTTAGTATAATAGTATATCAATTGATATAGGAGGTAGAAATTATGATATTTTTTAGGTGAACTAAAAAAGATTGAAGAAAATAAAATTAAGGCAAAATTTATACATTATATGCCTTTTGACAGTGTTTATGGTCTACACAAAACAAAAGAAGAATTAGAACAAGAAGGAATTCTTATAGAAAATATACCAGAACCAAAGTATATAGAAAATAAACAAGCCATAATGTACTGGAATCCTGCAGATAAACAAATATTCTATGAATATGAAGATATTCCAAATTATGAAGAAAATACTCCAAAATCTAAAGAAGAAATACAAGAGGAAAGAATAGAAAAATTAGAAAATGATATAACTATTTTGCAAAATAATTCTATAGAACAAAAATATAATGAATTAATGAAAGGAGTAAAATAATATGTTATATGAAATATTAAAAAGTTTAATAGGAAAGAATGCTTTTGAAAAGGAGGATATGACAAATAAGTTAAATATATTTTATACTTTTAGCCAGATAGCTGTAGAACAATATACAGAGCTTATGGCTATAGTTAATCCAAGCATAAAAGAAGATGTGGAAGATACTACAGAAAAAGTTATTACGCAATAGATATATAAGGCGACAAAACAAGGGGGTTAAATACTTTGGAAAATATATATAAAGTACAATAAGTAGATCAGGAGAAAGAATAATAAAGGATATAGGGAAAACATTAAATATAAGAATTATAAAAATAAAAATAAGAAGATTTTAAAAGAATCATTGTAGATTGCTAAATATTTTATTTTAGCATATAATATAAAGTAAAATAAAGGAGGTGTAAGATAATGTTAACTGGTAAAATATTTCTTGATAAATTTAATGAGCTAGTTGGGTTAATTTACACTCCGAGTCCTAATATTGATTATTATTCTTATATAAAGAAACAATCAGATTTGGGGTATCATCAGGTAATAATAACTTCTCAGATGATGATTAATCTAATTGAATATTTGTGTATTGACCGCGATTTTGAAGTTACTAAAATTGAACTTTTAGAAGAAGATATGAATCAAGATGATACTATATCACAGTATTTAAATCTTACTAAAAAAAATAAAATATATTTTCACAAATTAATTGAAGAACTAAAATTTATTAAAGATGAATCATCGATTGATATAAAAAGAGTTCATTTTATTGGTCATTCTAAAGGTAAAAAACATTTTAGATTTTTTATTCAAGTAAATGGTATTTATGAGATTGATAAAGAATTCTTTGAATATGAAACTAAAGAGCTTATTAAGATATTAAAAAGGTGTATGAGTAATGAATAAATTGAAGATGAAGAAATTAAAATACCTATATCCTATTATTTCATCTTTGTTGGCACTTTGGGTTGTAAATTTATTTAATATTGTCAAATATTTTAGTTTTGTACCTAGTGAACATAGATTTGATGTTTGCCTTGCATTATACTTAACTATAATACAAGGTTTATTTACATTAGTAGATGAATGTTTAAAAGATAAGTTATTTAAGATTTCATCTAAAGTACAAGTTATATTTTATGAGCGAAAACAAAATAAGGATATTAATATTAATCCAGTTATTTGTTTTAATAAAGAAACTGGAGTGGGGGAAGTTAAATGTTCTATTAAAGCATGTGGTAATGCAGCCTTATTAAGTAATACTGAACTAATTATTCGATTCCCAAATTGGGTTCAAGTTCAACCAAATATAAAGGAATGTGAACTATCCCTATCAGAAAATGATAATTTGGTTCATATTTATCTAAAAAATTTGTTGACTAATACTTTAAATGAGGAATTTAAAATAGAATTTAATTTGCCTATGGTAATAAATGATTATAACGGGCACAGAGAAAATCAAATTAAATGTGAGTTTAAATTTATTAATGATAACATAAAATATAAGATGTACCCTAAAGAATATAGTACGAATAGTTTTAAGCTTGTAAGTGAAAATATATGATTGTGGGTGATGGGGAAAAATGGCTAGCGTGACAAGATGGTAGATAAAGAGTCAACATCATTAAAAAATGCTATAGATAATATAATCACAATATCAGAAAGAGAGAATGATTCGGAGGGGACAACACGATATTGTAATTGGGAATCTGAAAAACATTTGATCAAATTCAAATAACACAATTCAATAATAGAGAAATAGAATATAATTATTTTTCAGTATCATTTGATAGTGTAAGGCCAGGGCTAGAGCCCGTAGAAGATAGAACAACACATAATAAGTGCTTTGTTATAGTTTATTTTAATGGCTTTTCTGTAAACTATATAATAGATAGGAATTCGGATGCGAAAACTATTTTAAGAAAATTACTTAACTATTCTGGGAAAAATGAAATTGTGGAAAATAATTACCAAGTAGATAGTGACTTCTTTATTTGGTTAATTAGTAAAGTATATTATGATCAAAATACAATAGAGATTAATAGTCAAACAGATGTTAAACTTGTATTAAAATCTATTAGGGGATTTAAAGGAGATTCTCAAGATTATTTAACAAAAGTTTCAGCTTCTGGAGAGTCTGTAATGAAAATAATTAGCACACTTTCTTTTCTACTAGAAAGTCGAAATATTAATCAGATAAGGATTAATATAGATTATGGAAACAATCGAGGAATCGTAATAGAATTAAATATTAATAATTCTATTAGAATTAACACAGATATATATATAGGAGACTACATAATGGAAGTTCAAGAGAAAAAGATATCTCAGTTGTATCTGTTGTTTTATTTAGAATTATTCCCTAATCTTATACAGTCATATCAGAATGAAAAAGAGTGTGAGTTGTGGAATAGGGAGAAAAATATCAACTTTTTAAAAGATGTTGCTGAAGCTTTAACGGAAAGTATAAATATTAAATTGAATACATTGACAAATAAATAATTTATTATAAGAATAAAAATAATTTAGAAAATTTAAAAATAATTTATCTAATAGAAAAGAACTTGTTTAATACAGGTTCTTTTCTATTAGAATTTTGGATAATTAAAGCAATATAAATAATTTATAAAGGCGAAGTATGGATCATGTAGGTCTTTTTATTTTTGCCCATTTACTTGGAATACAGTAGATATTAAAAATAATGGGAAATATAAAATAAAATACAATTT